GGCTGACCGACACGGGGCCGGCCGGCGCGCCGTCGATGAAGACCTGCGGCGCCTCGACGATGCCCAGCACCGGCTCGGCATGGCCGCCGAAGCTGCGCACCAGCGGCCAGGCGGTGCGGCGGCCGTCGCCGGTGCCGAAGGCCTGCGCGGTGGCCGTGTGGTCATGCGGGTCCAGGTACAGGAAGCTGTCGAAGCTGCCCCGGCGCAGGTTCACGAAGCCCCGCAGCTGCTCCATCTCGAGAAGCTGGGCAGGAGAGCGTTGCTCATCGCGTGTGCCTCATCGAAAGTACCCGTCGCGGTTTGCGCTCTTGAGCGCGCGCACCAGTTCGTCCTTGTGGACCATGAAGAAGCCGCCCGGCACCGGGGCGGCCTTGATCTCCACGTTCCGCGTGGCGGCGCGCCCTGCCCCGCCCTGGTCAGCCAGGTCGCGGATCACATCGGCCGGGCCCCGGGCAGCACCAGCTCGCGCTCGTGCAGTTGCGCGATGGGGTTCACGCCAGCCGGGATGTCCCAGTCGCGGGCCGCGCTGGGGATGCTGCCGCCCAGGGCCAGCACCGCGCCCAGTTATCTTCGCCCCGGCCACCAGGCCCGGATCACCACCGCCAGGCAATCGACGAAGCTATTGAGCTTTTCTTCGTCGCCCTGGGCCGCCAGCTATTCGAAGGCCAGAGTGGTCCAAGGACCGCCAGGGCGTTGAGGTGCCCACTGGCGACGCCGGGCTCATCGTGGCAATGGCGCGCCAGTGGGCCAACCCCTGGGCGGCAGCCTGCTCTTCACTGCTACCGGCCTCCCGCGGCGCGTAGTCGTGGGCCAGGCCTGGCCAAGAGCTACAACTCTCGGCCAGGCCGCTGTACCTCAGTACCGCTGAGGCAGCGATTGGGCACTCAAGTGCGCCGCAACTCTTCCCGGACGGCCTTGCGGACCACCGACTCCAGGCTTTCCGCATGGATCGCCTGCTTCAATGCCTCGTTGATCAACGTCTGGTAGCCGCGGCTGCCGGCCTTCGCCTTGAAGTGCTCGATCTGTCGGCCCGACGCAAAGGAGCGTCTTTGTGAGTGTCAGGTGGGGTTTTCGCGGTAGATGGCTTGCTCATGCCGGCCTGCTGTGACCGGATCCAGCGAGACGGAATTGTGGGACGTGCTGGGATTTGCCGGGCTGGAGGTGGATAAGGTCTTGCAAATCAGGCGTTTAGCGCCGTTGGAAGGGACAGCGCGGCCGGTGCCGCGGACGCGTGGGTTTCTGCGCACCGGACGCAAGGAGGCGGAAAGCATTGCGGGGCAGTCCTCGCCATTGCCGCCAGCGCTGCTGCGGTACTGCGTGAGGGCCTTGTCGCCGCGCAGCAGGCCGCAGGTGACCAGGCGGTGCTGGGCGACGAACGGCGCCAGCGCGGCATCCACCTCGGCCAGGTCGGCCCCCACCAGCGTGAGCACCTGGGCGTTCTCGCGCTTCCAGTGCGCGATGGCGCGGCGGAAGGCGCGGTCGCTGGGCAGGCTGGCGTCCGTGAGCTGGGCGAACTGGCCGGACTTGGCCACCAAGCGGCGGATCTGCGTGGCCCCCAGGTGCGGGTAGTCGTGCAGGATGGCCAGCACGATCTGCCCCAGCTCGCCTTCGAGCACCTCGAAGCGCCCCGCCCTGTGGCTGGGCGGCCGGGTCAGTGCAGCAGCCCCGTGGCGGTCCAGGCTCGTCCACCACTCCAGCACCGTCTTCCAGCGGCGCAGGGTGGGGAAACGCTCGCGCAACGCCGGCGGCGCATCGATGCGGCCATCGCCCCAGGCCTGGCAGAAAGCCTCCATGGCCGGGCACAAGGGGCCGCCCAGGGTGTCCCAGAAGCGGCGGAACAGCACCAGCAGCCGCAGCTTGTCGTCGCGCTCCTGCGCCTGCTTGCCGGTGACGTTCGCCACGCGTGCGGTGCCGGCGGCGCTGTCGCTGCCCTGGCGCGCCTCGCGCACCTGTGCGCCGGCGACTGTGGCTGCCAGCAGGCCGGGCGCGAGGATACCAGGACGCGCTGCGCATGCTGGCCAAGCTGGGCAGCGGCGAGACGGTGTTCGCGGAGTCGCCCGACCTGCTGGGCTCCGGCAACGCCAACGCGCAAGGCGCCGCGGTGAAGAGCAATCAGCGCTGCCGCACCTTCCCGCCGCACTCGCTGGGGGGCTACTGATGCAGATCGTCAGCCAGGTCGAGAACGCCATGGTGGCCGCGCTCAAGGCAGCGGCCACCGCGTTCCGCATCGACACCATCGAGAGCTACGGCGGCCAGCTCGACGACGACTTGCTGGAGTGGACACGCCGCCTGCCCGCGCTGTGGGTGGTGTTCGGCGGCGCCGCCAAGCCCACCCGCGTGGCCACGCGCCGGCGCAAATGGCGCTACCAAGGCACCTTTACGGTGTTTGCAGCCCAGCGCAACCTGGCCGGCAACAAGGCCTTGCGCCAGGGCGATGCCAACAACCCAGGGCTGTACGCGCTGATGCAGATCGCCCAGCAGGCGCTCTTCGCCCGGGACCTGGGCCTGCCCATCGCGGCCTTCGAGCCCGGCGAGGCGCGCCTGGTCACCAGCTTCGTGGCCAACCGTGATGCGGTGATGGCCTACGCCTTGAACTGGCACACCGAATGGGTGGTCGAGGCCGCCGAGCCGGACCTGGTGCCGCCCGGCGAGCTGCACACGCTCGGCCTGCAGTACTTCCTCCAACCCGGGGACGCCACGGCCGATGCGGCCGACGTCCTCGCGATCCCTGTCCCATGAGCCAGCCCCATGAGGTGCGCATGAAAGTCATCGCCGCTGCCGGCCTCAAGGTGCCGATGGAACACGACCCGGCCCGCTACATCACCGAGCACGAGCCGGTGGAGATCGACGCCTCGCACTACTACGTGCGCCGCCTGGCCGATGGCGACCTGGTCGAGGCGCCGGGCGACGCCGCCGCGCTGCCCGCGCCCCGCAAGCCCGCCGCCAAGGCCTGACCCGCACCCACCGCCCACCCCAGCCCCGCAGGAGCGCCGCCCATGGCCAGCCCCAACATCAGCTTCGACAGCATCCCCAGCAGCATCCGCAAGCCGGGCAAGTACGTCGAGTTCAACGCGAAGCTCGCGGTGCGCACGCTGCCCAGCAACGCGCAGCGGCTGCTCATCGTGGCGCAGATGCTGGCCGCCGGTACCGCGCTGGCCAGCACGCCGGTGCAGGTGTTCGATGCCGCCACCGCGGGCACGCTGTTCGGCCGGGGCTCGCATGCGCACCTGATGGTGGCCGCAGCGATCAACGCGCACCGGTACGCGCGCATCACGGTGCTGCCGCTGGCCGACTCGGGCACCGGCGTGGCCGCCACGGGCACCTTCACCTACACCGGCACCGCCACGGCCGCCGGCAGCGTGACGGTGAGCGTGGCGGGCCGCTCCATCACGCTGGCCATCGCCACCGGCCAGACGGCCACGCAGGTGGGCGCGGCCGTGCAGGCCGAGATCGCCAAGCAGGTGGACTGGCCCTTCACGGCCGCCGCTGCTGCGGGCGTGTTGACGCTGACGGCCAGGAACAAGGGCACCGTGTCCAACGGCGTGGTGTTCGCGGCCACCTCCGACCTGCCCGGCATCGCGGTGGCCACCGTGCAGCCGGCGGGCGGGCTCAACGACCCGGACCTGACGGCCGCGCTGGCGGTGGTGTTCAGCGCCAGCGAAGAGATCATCGTCTGGCCCTACGCCAACCAGACGGCACTGACCACGCTGCGCACCCACCTCACGCAGCGCGGCAGCGCCATCGAGCAGCGTGGCGCCGTGGGCCTGTACGCCTTCGTGGGCAGCCTCGCATCCGCCACCACGCTGGCCGGCCAGGTGAACCACGAGCGCGTGGCCGGCTGCCTGCTGCCGGGCACGGCCACGCCGGGCTACGAACTGGCGGCGATCTTCGCGGCCGTGGTCAGCAGCGAGGAAGACCCGGCCCGGCCTTTCAACACGCTGGAGCTGGTGGGCGCCGGGCCGCCGGCGCTGAGCGCGCGGCTGAGCCGCACCGAACAGGAGGCCTGCCTGGCCAACGGGGTGACGCCGCTGGAGGTGGGGCCGGGCGAGCGCGTGCAGATCGTGCGCGCGGTCACCACCTACACGCTGGACGCCCAGGCCGTGGCCGACATCGCCTGGCTGGACCTCACGACCATCCGCACCATGGACTTCGTGCGGCTGAGCGTGCGCAACCGACTGAGCCTGCGGTTCCCGCGCGAGAAGCTCAGCCAGCGCACGGCCGATCGCGTGCGCAGCGAGATCCTGGACGTGCTGGTGAAGCTGGAGGAGCTGGAGATCGTGGAGGCGGTGGAGGCCAACAAGGCCGGCGTCATCGTGGAGCGCGACAACCAGGACCCGAACCGCCTGAATGCGCGCATCCCCACCGATGTGGTCAACGGCCTGCACGTGCTGGCGGTGCGGCTGGACCTGCTGCTGTAACGGATAACCCACCCCGAGAGAGCCGCCCCCGCCCGGCCATGAGTGCCGGGCGGGTTGGGCGTAAAGGGGATTCACAGGAGAACTGCAATGGCCCTTCAAGAATTCGTCGGTGCGGTGGTGATGGAGGTGGACGCCCGCGAGGTCGAGGTGGTGTCGATCAGCCCGCGCCACATGACTGGCCGCCGCGTGGTGCGCACCATGAACAAGACCGGCAACGCGGCCGGCTTCAGCCAGGGAGTGACCTCCATCGAGCTGCGCCTCACCGCGGTGGTGCCGACCTCCGGCGAGCCGCTGGACTGGAAGAACATCGAGGGCGCCAAGATCACCATCACGCCCATCGCCGGCGGCCAGCGCAAGAGCTACCTGGACTGCTTCACCACCGAGGTGGGGCACCAGTACGAAGTGGACAACGAAGCGCGCATCGACATCAGCATGGTGGCGCTGCGCGAGATCACGGAGTAACGCATGGCCAAGCTGACGCAAACCGGAAACCTGCCCATCGGCGTGGAAGTGGCCGGGGTGCTGCACCGGGACTTCGAGCTGCGCCCGGTGCTCGTGCAGGACAACATCGACGCAGTCACCGAGGTGGGCACGGCCAACCCGGTGGAGCTGTCGGCCGCGATCTTTGCGCGGCAGCTCGTGCGGCTGGGCACGCTGGAGGCCAAGCAGATCACCACCGACCTGGTGCGCGCGCTGCACATCGCGGACTTCGATGCGATCGAGCGGGGTGCCGTCGAGCTGGGAAAAAAGCTGCTGCTCGGCGGGCGGACCTCCAGTGGTGGGTCGATTGCCGGGTCTTCCTCGTCCGCCACGGCATCCCCATCAGCTACGCCCTGACGCTGCAGTTGGAGGAACTGCAGGCGCTGATCGAAGCCCTGGCGCCCCGGCGGCGCGGCGGGCACTCCACCAAGGACGACGGCATCACCTACGTGTCCCAACGACGCAAGAAAGCACCATGAACGACACCCTCACTCCCAACGGGTCACACCTCGGCGAGGCCGTGGCACGGTTCCTCACACAGGCCTCCATCGAGGCCGTCGTGTTGCGCGAGGCCTACCACGTGTTCCCGGGCACCACGCTCACCGTGTGCTGCCTGACGCTGCGCAACGGCTTCCATGTCACGGGCGAATCGGCCTGTGCCGACCCGGCTCTCTTCAACGCGGCCAAGGGCCAGGAAATCGCGCGGGCGGACGCGGTGCAGAAAGTCTGGACGCTGGAGGGCTACCTGCTGCGCCAGATGCTGCATGAAGACGCGATCGAGGCCGTCAGGGCGCAGGGGGTGCCTCTCAAGCGCGGTGATGAAGACTGGTTCTTGAAGCTGGTTTGCGACCAAGTGAACTCGCCAAAGCCCCCCCAAGCCGCGGACTCGACCGCCACCGCCTGAGACCTGCACCGTGGCCAGCCCGCTCAACCTCGCGCTGACCCTGAGCCTGAACGACAGGCTCGTGGGGCCGCTGCGCCGTGCGCTTGGGCTGGTGGACCGCAACGTCAAGGAAGCCGAGCGCAGCCTGGAGGGCATGGGCCGCACCGGCAAGGAAGCGGCCCAGGCGCTCGGCCAGGTGGGTCAGCAGGCGGGCGGCATCCGCAACACCACGCGTGAGGTGCGCGAGCTGGACCGCGCCACCCGCGATGCCGAGCGCAGCACCTCGCGCCTGGCCGGCACCTTCAACCAGGTGCGCAGCCTGGCACGTGGTGTGGGGAGCGTGGTGGCGGGGGGCGCGGCCTTCAGCCATGTAGTGGCGGCGCCGCTGCGCCGGGCGGCCGACTATGACACTGCGCTGCGCGGGCTGGCCAACACGGCATATGCCGGGCAGCCGCTGGACGTGCGCCGAGCCGGGCTGCGAGGGTTGGACGCGTCGATCACGGCGGCCGTGCGTGCCGGCGGCGGCACTCGCGACAGTGCGCTGGCCACGCTGAATGAGCTGGTGTCGAGCGGGGCTTTCGGGGATGTGAACGACGCTGCACGCCTGTTGCCGATGCTGCAACGTGGTGGCACGGCGTCAGGAGCTGATCCAACCGCGCTGGCGCAGATCGCCATTCGGGCCAAACAGACCTTCGGCATCACGCCAGCCCAAATGCCGCTGATCCTTGGTCAGGCGATGGCGGCGGGCCAGGCAGGCGGCTTCGAGCTGCGCGACATGGCCAAATGGCTTCCTCAGCAGATGGCAGCAGCACGCCAGCTTGGCTTGAGCGGCACGGAAGGCTTCGTGAAGCTGCTGGGTGCCAACCAAGCCTCCGTCATCACTGCTGGCACCAAGGATGAAGCAGGCAACAACCTGGTCAACCTGCTGGCGAAGATCAACAGCGCAGACACAGCCAACGACTTCAGGCGCCTTGGCATCGATCTTCCAGGATCGCTAGCAGCGGCACGTTCCAAAGGCGTCGACGGGCTGAGTGCGTTTGTGAACATGGTCGACAAGATCGTGGCTGGCGATGCCCGCTTTCAGGCTGCACGGCGCAACGCCACCTCTGGCAGTGAGCCGGATCGCCGCGCAGCCGCAGAAGCTCAGGCCGACATCCTGCAAGGCTCTGCTGTAGGCAAGGTCATCCAAGACCGACAGGCACTGATGGCCCTGATCGCGCTGATGAACAACCGTGGCTACGTGAGTACGGTCGAAGCCAAGACTCGGGCCGGCGGCGAATCAACTACCCACGACGCACTTGCCCTCTTCGAGGAAGGGCCGGGCTACAAGTACGACCAGCGCAACTTCGAAGTGCTAAAGGCTCAAACCGAGGCCATGAACTCAGCCAACAGCGCCGTGGTGAAGCTGGCCGAGGTGCAGACTGATCTCTACAAGAAGTACCCCGGATTTGCCGACTCGGTCGAGTTTGCCAAGGTGGCCCTGTGGGGCCTGGCCGCTGCGGCAGGTGCCGCCGGTGCAGTGAACCTGCTGGCCAATGGCGGCAAGGTGGTGGGAGCTGTGGGCGGCCTGCTGGGCCTGGGGCGCGTCGCAGCATCCACCGTGCCGGTGGGCTTCGGCGGCATGGGCATGGCCGCCGGCGCCGCAGGCGCTGCAGCCGGTGGCATCGGGCTGGGCAGTGCCGCGCTGGCCACCGGCGGCGTGGCGCTGGCTGGCGCAGCCGCCTATGGCGCGGGCACGCTGTTTAACGACTATGTGCTGTCCGGCACGAAGGCGGGTGACGAACTGGGCGAACTGCTGGCCAAGGCCGCGGCCTTCTTCGGCAGCCAGGAGGCGCAGAACGCGCTCAACACGACCCGCCAGTTCGAAGCGGCCCAAGCCATGAAGACCGCAGCCGACAAGCTGTCCACCATGCCGCCGATGCAGGTGCACCTGGACGGCGTGGAGATCTTCAGCACGATCGACCAGATCATCGAGCAGACGGCGCGGCGGCGGTAGGAGCAGCACATGGCCTGGCAAAACATCCTTCAAGCGACGTTCCGCAAGATCCCCTTCGACGTGGAGGCGGTCAGCGACGCCGTGCAGCGCAGCGCGGTGCTGAACGAATACCCTTACCGCGACGGCGCCGAGGTGGAGGACCTGGGCTTGGGCCCCAACCGCATGCGCTTCACCGCGCTGCTGTGGAGCCGCCCGGGCGACGACTACGAGCCGCGCCTGCAGGTGCTGCTGGCCGCGCTGCGCACGGCCGAGGCCGGCGAGCTGGTGCACCCGATCTTCGGCACCATCCCGCGCGCCGTGTGCACCGGCTGGACCGTGGAGCACGACGCCGAGAACCGCGACCGCTGCACCGTGCAGATGGAGTTCGTGGAGAGCCGCGCCGCCGAGCGCATCTTCACCACACCCTCGCCGGCGGTGGCGGCCGAGCAGATCAGCGCCCAGGGCGCCGCCGCCCGCGCCGCGGCCGACGCATCGCTGGTGCGGCGCGTGGAGCAGGTGCGCGCCGGCCCGGTGCCGCGGGCGCTGCAGCTGCGCACCCAGATGCAGGCCGCGCTGGCCAGGCTGCGCAAGCTGGTGGACACCACCGAACTCAAGGTCTTGACCAGCGAGCTGGACCCGCTGTTCCACCCGCGCGCCTACGTGGCCGACACGCAGGCCGTGCTCGACCGCGCGCTGCAGGGCCTGCCGTTCGGTGGCCGCAACCTGCTGTTTGCCGGCAAGGCCAGCCCGGCCGACGCCTCGGGCCAGGCCGACTTCACGCGCGCCGCCCAGGCGCTGGGGCCCGCCGCGCTGACCCTGAGCGCGCCCAACGCCGACGGGCTGCTGGCCCAGGCGCATGCCCGGGTGCACGGCAGCGCCACGCTCGCCGAGGCGGCGGCCATCCTGCTGGCGGCCGAATTGGAGACGCCGCTGCTGGAGCGTGCCGACATCGAGCGTCTGGCTGCTACCACCCGCGCGGCGCTGCAGGCCGCCATCGAGGGCATGCGCGCCACGGCCGATGCCGGCAACTGCGGCGACAGCGCCGCCGCCGGCGCCGCGCTCCGGGCCCTGGCCTACCAGGTGCAGCAGGCCGCCGCGGCCGTGATCGAGCAGCGCCCGCCGGTTGTGGTGCGGCCCTCGCCGGTGAGCGGGCCGCTGCGCCTGGTGGCGCATGCGCTGTACGGCGACCACACCCGCGCGGCCGAGCTGCTGCGCCTCAACGCGGCCGGCCGGCGCCTGGTGGTGCTGCGGGGCGAGGAGATCAAGGCCTATGCCCGCTGAGCGCAGCGACCGGGTGGAACTGATGGTCGGCGGCTTGGTGCATGCCGGCTGGCAGCGCTACGAGATCGACTCGTCGTTGCTGATCCCTGCCGACGCCTGGAGCGTGAGCCTGGCCACGCAGGAGGCCCAGGTGCCGCCTGCGCTGGTGCCTGGCGCGGCCGTGAAGGTGCGCGTGGGCGGCGAGACGGTGCTGGTGGGGGTGATTGACGAGGTGTCACACGCGGTGGCCAAGAGCGGCCACCAGCTGGCGATCAACGGCCGCGACAGTGCCGGCATGCTGGTGGACTGCTCCGCGCCGATCTTCACCGCGCAGCAGGTGACGCTCGACCAGGTGATCGCCAAGATCCTGCGCCCGCTGGGTGTGACGCGACACCGCATCGACGCCGACCGGTCGTTGACGCGCGAGCGGGTGACCACCGAGCCCGGCGATACCGCCTGGGACATGCTGCAGCGGGCCGCGCAGGCCAACGGCCTGTGGCCCTGGTTCGAGCCCGATGGCGAGCTGGTGGTGGGCGGCCCCCGCTACGACACCGAGCCGGTGGGCACGCTGGCGCTGCGCCGGGATGGCATCGGCAACAACCTGCTGAGCCTGGATGAGCGCCGCTCCATCGCCGAGCGGTACAGCGAGGTGACGGTACTGGGCCAGGCCAGCGCCAGCGGCGCCCAGGAAGGCCGGCACAACATCCGCGCGGTGCTCAAGGACGAAGGCGTGCCCACCTACCGCCCGCGCCTGGTGGTGGACCACGAGGCCACCTCGGTGGAGATCGCCCGGGCGCGCGGCAGCAAGCTCATCAGCGATGCCAGCCTGAAGGCCTACGAGCTGCGCGCCCAGGTGACCGGCCACCGGGCGCCCAACGGTAAGCTGTGGGCGGCCGGGCAGCGGGTGCGCCTGGTGAGCGAGCCGCACGGCCTGGACGGCATCTATTTCGTGATCGCCCGGCGCCTGGCGGGCGACCGCAACCGCGGCCAGGTCACCCAGCTCACGCTGAAGGAAGACGGTGTGTGGGCGCTGTACGCCCACCCCAGCAAGCGCCGCCACCGCAGGGGTAAGAACAGCCTGCCGGTGCGCATCATCGACGCCACCACGGGGGCGGCGCCATGAACACCCGGACGCTCGACGCCATGGCCCGTCAGGTGCAGCGCATGCTGGCCGGCACGCGCCAGGCGCTGCGCGGCGTGCGCACCGCGCTGCTGCGCACTCCCAAGATCCAACTGGTCAGCGCCGAGGGCCTGGCCGGCGAGCAACTCGACCGGCACGAGCTGTTCCAGCAGTTCGGGTTCACCAGCGCGCCGCCGGCGGGCACGCAGGTGATCGTGCTGCCGCTGGGCGGGCGCACCAGTGCCGCCGTGGTGGTGGCCACCGAGCACGGCAACTACCGCTTCCAGCTCGGCGCCGACGGCGAAGCCTGCGTCTACAACCAGTGGGGCGACCACGTGCACCTGCGCGCCGACCGCAGCATCCACCTGGTGGCCCAGGCCAAGGTGGTGATCGACACCGACGTGGTGGAGATCAACGCCGGTACCAGCATGACGATCAACACGCCGGAGCTGATCGTGGACGCGGCCACGGTGGTGGAGCTGAACACGCCGCTGGTGGACGCCAGCGCCGACATCTCGGCCGGGGCGGACATCACCGCCACCGGCCACGTGGCCGACGCCGGCGGCGCCAAAACCATGGCCGGCATGCGCGCCGTTTTCAACGGGCACACCCACCCCGAGAACAACACTCCCACGAACGTGACGAGTGCCACCGGGACGCCGATGTGAGCCTGGCCATGAGCGACGCCTACATCGACCCCGCCACCGGCGCCTATGCCTTCGTCGAAGGCCAGCCCGGCACCCTGCAGCGCGACCCGGCCGACGGCCTGGCCAACGCCGTGTACCTGCGCGTGATGACGCCGCTGGGCACCTGGTGGGCCGATCCCACACTGGGCTCGCGGCTGCACGAGCTGGCGCGCGAGAAGGACGTGGCCCGCGTCGAGCAGCTCGGCCGGCAGTACTGCGAGCAGGCCCTGCAGCCGCTGATCGACGACGGCCGCGCCAGCGCCATCACGGTGACGACGGAGCGCGCCGGCGGGCGGCTGAACGTCCTGGTGGAGATCGTGGACGCAGCGCAGACGGTGCAGACGTTTCAACTGTTCGTGAAGGTGGGTTGATGGCGATCCAAACGCCCAGTTTCGAGGACATCCGGCAGCGCTACCTGCAGCAGGTGCGCAACCTGTTCGAGACCGCGGCCGTGGGGCCTGACAGCGACCACTACGTGCGCGCCAGCGCCGTGGCGGCGGCGGTGGAGTCCCTGCACCAGCACGTGTGGTGGCTGTCGCGCCAGCGCTTCCCCGACACGGCCGACGTGGAGTTCATGGAGCGCGAGGCCAGCCTCTACGGCCTGACGCGCAAGCCGGCCGCGGTGGCCACCGGCACGGTGACGATCAGCGGGGTGGCGGGCACGGCGGTCAGCGCGGGGCTGCAGATGCAGTCGGCCGAAGGGTTGCTGTACGAGCTGACCGCCAATGCCTCAGTGGGCGGCGGTGGCACGGTGGACGTGCCGCTGTGGGCACTGGTCGCGGGCACCTCGGGCAATGTGGCGCCAGGCACCGCACTGACGCTGACCACGCCGGTGCCCGGCATCACTGCGGCCACGGTGGTGAGCCTGGCCGGCGGCGCCGAGGCCGAGACCGACGCCGAGCTGCTGGCCAGGCTGCTGGCGGTGATGCGCGGAGCCGCCGCCGGCGGCAATGCGGCCGACTACCAGCGCTGGGCCCTGGAGGTGCCAGGGGTGTCCCATGCGTTTGTGTTCGGCGCACGGCGGGGCCCGGGCACCGTCGATGTGGCCATCATGGCGCCGAGCGGCCTGCCGGCGCCCGGGCTCATCACGCAGGTGACGGACTACATCGACCAGGTGCGCCCCGTCACCGCCGACCTGCTGGTGCTGCAGCCTGACCTGGTCACCGTCAACGTGACGGCCACGGTGGTGCTGTCGGGCGTGACGCTGGTCAGCGCGCAGGCCGCCGCCGAGGCGGCCATTGCCGCCTACATGAGCACGCTCACGCCGGGCGACACGGTCTACCGCAGCCGGCTGATCGCGGCCATCCAGGACCTGAGCGGCGTGGTGGCGGTGGACCTGACGGCCCCGGCCGCCAACGTGGACACCACCGTGAACGCGCTGCTGCTGGAACTGGCAACGCCGGGCACGGTGACGCTGGGTGTCTGACATGCAGCACCTGGAGATCCTCACCCGCCTGCTGCCGCCGGTGGCGTATGACGCCAGGGCAGATGCGACTGCCGACGAACTGAGCGCGGCTGCCACCATCCTGGACGAGGCATTCCAGCTGCTGGAGCAGCTCATCGTTGAACTCGATCCCCGCAGCACCTACAGCCTGCTGGATGACTTCGAGCGGGTGTATGGACTGCCCGACCAATGCGTGTTCCTGACTCTCCCAACGGTCGAGGAACGGCGCCTGGCAGTGGTACAGCAGATCGTGACCCGGGGGACATCGCAGACGCCAGCCTACTTCGAGGGGCTGGCTGCTGCCCTGGGCTACGAGGGCGCGCGAGTCAGGGAGTACTTGCCGTGGACGTGCGTTGAACCA